TCACCCAGCATAAATTACCTCATGGGAAAAAGCATGCGTAACGAGTCGCACAAAACCCTGATCGGCATCCTGCGCGAGCACGTGGCTGACTGGCGCCGCGCCGCTGGCCTGTCAAGCGCAAGCGCCATCGACATGATCGTCGCGGCGCATGCGCACATCGGCGGCCCGGCCGTCACCGGTATTCGCTTCGATGCGCATACGGACGAGTTCCAGCGCATGAAAAACAACAGCGACCGCGTGCTGCGTTGGCTCGACGACGAAACCAAGGACACTAATTTCCTGCCGGCGAACTTCGTTTTTTCCATCCTCGCCGGCATGCCCGACGACGCGCGCGTGCACTGCCTGAACGACATGCTGCGCCGCTTCGGCCTGTGCGTGCGAGCCATCGAGTCGCAAGACGAGGGCGGCCTGGGCCTGGGCGATATCTGCGACCTGGCCAGCGCCGACGCTGACGCTATGGCGTCGCTTGCGGCCGTTGTGGCAGCACCCACGCAAGCCAATTACGAAATCGCGCTGCGCAAGGCCGCGCGGGCAGCTGAGAAGAAGGCGCGCATCGTGCGCATCCTGACCGGCGCGCGCCGCGCCTTTTCCTGCACCAAGAACGTGCTGCAGCGCGTGTTGCATCCCGGGCGCGGGGCGAGGGAGAAGGTCTAGTCAGAACGGGATATCGCTGTCGCGCAGATCAGGCGGAAACCTAAGGTGCAGCGAAATCTGCGCGCTTTTTGTCCCGGGCAGGTCGCCAGATTCTTGGTAGTCGATGTCGTTGACGGTCACTACACATGCCCTGTTGGTCAGTTTCTGCAGCGTATCCGAGAGGGCAATTTGAAGTTCAACCATTGAAATGTTTTTTAAGGGATGTGTCATGGCAATTACTACTCCGTTGATGGATGAAATTTTGCAGCATTTCGCCAGGGTCTTTCCAATGCCTGGCCGTATTGATGGCCGCGAGGATTACCTGGCGCTGGTAAAGACCTGGTCCGACCAGCTCGAACCATACAGCGACGATCAAGTGAAAGAAGCTTGCCGCCGCCTCATGGGAAAGCTGAAGCGCTTCCCTTATCCGTCGGACGTGCGCGATGAGTTGGCACCAGCAAGCGCCGTCTCGACCTCGGTCGCAAGCTTGTCGATCGAGGTCGATACCAGATCGATCGACGCAGCGATAGCTAAGGTCGAGCACCTGAAAGAGAAAATTTGCGTAAGCGCTGACCGGGATAGCCAGGCCCAGCTGATCTATACGCTGGGACTGATACTGGAAGAGATCAAACGGACAAATGAAATGCTCTCTCAGTTTGCCAAAGCCAAAAATCAAGAACGGCTCGTTACGGCGTCTCTCTGATCATTTCGGAAATAGCGCGGAGTTCAGTAACTACACCTTGAACGTATTGCTCAATTCCGGGATTTTTTATGAATTCGTTGTGATCAATTCCTGCTTCTCTAGCGGCTATAACGAGCCGCTGTGCTGCCAGTTCTCGTACATGAAAGGCGAATAGCATTTCTGAGTAGTCCATGGGTAGTTCCTATCGCAAATTGTTGAGTGGAATTGGCAATTTAACACGTGGGGAGCCGCCCGCCCAATTCCCGGCCTTTTGGCCGGAGCAAGTTTCAAACGGGGCAGCGGCTGCGCAGCTGCGACCAGGCGATTCCAGCCCGCCGGTCACGCCCCGACCCCATTCACGGCTGGATGGAAGGTTGGAGATGAATTTGAGTAACTACCTGATGGGAAAGCGAGATGGCTAATCCCTGGTGCCGGTTATGGGCCGATATGCCAAACGATCCGAAGTGGCGCACCATCGCGCGCGTTTCGAGGCAGCGCATCGGTGACGTGATGGCGGTGTATGTGCACCTGATGGTGTGCGCATCGAACGCAGACGAACGCGGGCAAACGCAGTCGTTCGTTTGTGAGGACGTGGCAACCGCACTCGACCTTGAAGAGGAAAACGTGACAGCAATTCTCAGCGCCATGCAGGGGCGTGTATTGAATGGTGAGCGGCTTGCTGGATGGGAAAAACGTCAGCCATTGCGTGAAGACGGCTCGGCCGAACGCGGAAAAGAGTATCGCGAGCGTCAAAAAGCCGAAAAAGAACGCCTGAAAGCGGAAGGCGAACAAAACCAAACGCAACCGAACGCACAAAAACGCCCAGATACAGATAAAGATACAGATGCAGAAGAGAAGATAACTACAAAAGCAAGGTCAAGAGCAGAGGCGAATGCCACCGCGACGCGGTTGCCTGCTGACTGGGCTGCATCTGCTGACGATATCGAATTTTGCAAAGCCGAGCGGCCCGACCTGGTGCCGGCGCAGACCGAGCAGCGCTTCCGTGACTACTGGATCGCGCAGCCAGGCGGCAAGGGCCGCAAGGCGGATTGGCCAGCCACATGGCGCAACTGGGTCCGCAACGAGCGCGCGCCGCACGGTGCGGTAGCAGGACGCCCGGCGAAATTTGACCCGACCGCATTCGTCAATCGCGCCGGCCGCAACCTGGGAGCCCGACATGAGCGCACTTGCTTCTGCCGGCAGCCAAAGCTGCTTTCTGGGCCAGTCAAGCACGGCGCCGCACTCGCGCTGGTTCGAGGTGCATCCGACCCTCAAGGTGTCGATGATCGAACACCTGTACAACCGCCTGGACGGTGCATACCCGCACTGGTGGGCATCCAATTTCGCCAGCGAAGTCGCGCTGCGGAACTGGGCTGAATCATGGGTCGAGGCCTTCGAGGACGAGGGCATCAGCCCCAAGGACGTCGCGGTTGGCCTGAAGGCCTGCCGTCTGCGCTACCAGAAGCCGCCGAGCTGCGCCGAATTCATCCAGGCATGCAAGCCGTTTGCCGACCCGGTACCGGCGTACCACGAGGCCATCGTCGGCATCGAAGCGCGCCACAAGGGCGAGTGGGGCGTCTGGTCGCACCCGGCGATCTACTGGTCGGCGATGCTGCTTTCCCGCGACCTGATGATGCAGTCGTACGGCCAGGTCAAGGATCGCTGGGCGGCCACGCTGAGCGCGCAGTTGGCACGCGGCGAATGGGCCGAGATTCCGGCACCGGCGCCAGCGCTGCCAGCGCCGGGCAAGGGCAGTCTCTCCCGCGAGGATGCTGCCCGCATGCTGGCCGAGCTGGAGGCCAGCGGCGTGACCAAGTCGCCACGAGCAGCGCACTTCGACCACAAGACGTGGGCGCGAAAAATCATGGCGCGCTTGGCCAAGGGCGACAAGTCGCTGCAGGCCATGCAGATCACCAACGCCAAGACCGCTCTTGGCATTATTTGAAAGATACGAATGAGTTTTCACCTGTTCCGGACCGGCAAGGCCAAGAATTACCACTACCGATTCCAGATCGCTGGCGCGCGCGTGCAGCGCAGCACCCGCGAGAGCAGCAAGGCCAAGGCGAACGTGGTGGCGCAGCGCGCGTACGACGAGGCATTGACCCTGACCAATGGCGGCAAGGTGGTGCCGACGCTGGCGGCCATGGCGCAGGAATGGCTGGAGGTGAACGGCCCGATCAGCAGCGCCGCGCACCAGCGCAGCGTCGAGACCACCGCCCGGCTGCACTTCTACGACCTGGGCGACCTGCCGCTGAACCAGATCACCACCAGCCACGTCGAGCTGGCGCGCAACCTGCACCTGGTCGACCACAAACCGGCCAGCGCGAACCACTGGCTGCGCGTGCTCAAGCTGATCGCCAACTGGGCAGTGAAGCGCGAGTTGATCAGGTCGATCCCCTGGCAGGTGCGCATGCTGAAGGTGCAGAAGCGCCCACGCTCGATCCTGCCTATCGCCGCCGTGGCCGAGTGGTTTGCCGCTGTCGACCAGGTCACGCGCGCCGATCCATCGGTGGCCACGGCCATTCGCCTGATGTTCGGCCTGGGCCTGCGCGAGTCCGAGGCGGCCGGTGCGCGCTGGGAATGGCTGGACTGGCAGCGCGCCACCTACACGCCCGGCATCACCAAGGGCCGCGAGGCCGAGCCTGTGCCTGTTCCGGCCTGGCTGGTCGAGCAGTTGGTGCCGCACCGCCAGGTGGAGGGTCTGATTGCCGGCAAGCGCGGCGGCGCCCAGCAGCACCCGCCCGGCTTCGCGCGCAAGGCCATGAAGTCCGCCAACCTGAGCTGCAAGATCAAGGGGATCACCCCGCACAGGCTGCGCGGCACGTTCGCCACCATGCTGTCGGAGCAGGGCGTGCCGATCCAGACGATCCAGGCCGTGATGCGCCACAAGTCGCCGATGACCACCATGGCCTACCTGGAGAAAAACCGGGACACGGCGGCGCAGGCGCAGAACGATATTGCCGAGAAAATCGGTTTTGGGCGTGGCGAGAAAGTGGCGAGCGCCACCCCGCAAACCCGCATGGATACAAATGTTGATGATTATCATCAGTCATCAGTTGATGGCAATTCGGGCCTCGTTTTGGGGTCGCACACTCAGCAAACAGGAGATGAAAATGGCATCGAAAATTAATGTGCTGGAAGGCGCGAAACTGTCTACGCTGGTCGATGGCGAGTGGCAGGGGATTGGTCACTGCGCAGGATCGACCCCGCGATGGCTTGGCCTCGATGTGGTGCCGATCCAGGCTGCGCCAGTCTTGCGCGACGAAACCGGCAACTGGTTGCATCCTGATATGCCGCCTTTTGACGAAGGTGACGGCGAAAAATTCAAAGCGTGGTTGAGCGCGCAGGGCCTTGAAATGAGCCGTGCGGAACTCGGCGACGAGCCGGAGGATCATCCTGCCTACAAGGCTATCTTCGAAGATGCGAATTGCGACTTCAGCGCATGGGAACCCGAACCGCCAGCGGGCGCCGGCTGGTTCATGCTGGCGATCAGCGACACCGAAGATGGTCCGGCCTGCTGCTGGGTTCGACGCGCGCCGCCGGCGGCGCCAGCGCCATGAGCAGCCGCATCCCAGCGCTGGCGCCGGAGACTCCGGCCGAGGCAGCGTACAAGCGGGATCGCGCCTTGCTGCGCGCGCTCTACACCTGCCAGCCGGTGATGTTCGCCGGCAAGCAGCACTTCCTGCACAGCATGTCTCCCCAGGTGCTGGGCGGCGGCGTATCGACAATTATTTACCTGATGGGCGACGCGACACCGCGCCAGCCGAATGAAATTACCTTTTTGGAGCAAGCAGAATGAACACCGCGACGTTCGACTTTGAAGCGCATTTAGCCCGCCAAGCGGCCTTTTCTGCGCTCACGTTTGGCCCCGGCGCACGCACGGAAGGTATTTGCGACCATATTCGCAAGGAGCTGGCGGAAGTGGCCGCAGCACCTGGTGATCTGAAGGAGTGGATCGATGTGGCGATACTGGCGCTCGACGGAGCCTGGCGCTGCGGCGCCACGCCAGCGCAGATCGTCGAAGCGCTGGTGGCCAAGCAAATCAAGAACGAGGGCCGCGCATGGCCGGACTGGCGAATCGCAGATCCAGCCAAGGCGATCGAACACGACCGATCAGGCGAATCGAAGCAGTCGAGCGCCAACGGCAAGCCTCAACCAATCATTGGGCGCCTGATGGATCAAATTTCGGCGCTGCCGGTGCTGTGGGGCCTGAACGAGCCGGGCGCACTGCTGCGCAACAGCGACGTGTTCCGCGTGCTGGCTGCCGCTGGCCGCGAGCAAGCCGCACTCGTAGCCGCTCCGGTGCAGACCGTGGCCGTGCCAGATGGCTGGAAGCTGGTGCCGGCCGAGCCGAATGATGCAATGCAGACTGCTGGCGCGCAAGCTGTACTGATCGACACCACCGTCATTAACAAAATCTGGACTGGAAATGCGGTATTTCGGGCCATGATAGCCGCGGCGCCGGTCGCCCCAGCGCATCGACCGGCCGAGCAATGGGATGCACTGAATTCAGCTTTGCAGCGTGCTGCGAGTGAACTGCCAGACAGCTACACAATCACGGTTGAGGTCGAGTGCGGCTATGGCGGCGTATCTTGGTGCAATCCAGGCGGGGAACGATGTGACGAGTACCACAGCAATAACTTGGCCGAGGACGTGATCGATGCCCTGGCTGACGCGAAACAGGACGCTGCCATTACCGCAGGCGCATCGCCATCAATCGAATCGGAGGCAGCATGAAAATCTACATCGCAGGGCCGATGACCGGCATGCCCGGCCTCAACTTCCCCGCCTTCCATGCAGCCACCGCTGAGCTGCGCGAGCTGGGCCATACCGTGATCAACCCGGCTGAGGTGAACCCAGATCAGACGACGTCGTGGGAGGCTTGCATGCGCCGCGATATTGCCGAGCTGGTGACGTGCGACCGTATTCACCTGCTGCCTGGCTGGAGGGCGTCGCGCGGCGCCAGGCTCGAACACCATATCGCCACGTCCTTGGGCCTGATGGTAACGCTGCACCCAGCATAGGACGCGGCAAAAACGTTGGCGGGGAAGTGGCGAAGACCACCCCGCAACGCCGCATATTTCCTCATGTTCATGATTATTGTGAATCATCGGTTAGAACACTTCCAGCACCATAAGACAGGGATTGAAATGCAACGAGAAAAAATTACGCTGGGATGGGCCGGCAAGAGCGTACCAGTGACCGATATCACTTTCGTCGAGGTCGAGGCCTCGACGCGTGCTGCCCCAGCAGCACCTGCGCGAGTCGTGCTGCCGGTCACGGCATGGACCGACCCGGACCCGCTCGACCTGTGCCTTGAATTGTGGACTGCGTGGATGTCGCACGATGCCGACCGTGATATGGGCATCAAAACGATGCGCGGACTGAGTGGGGATGGCGATGGTCGCGGCGTGGATATGCACGAGGCGCAGCAGGCGACCGACACGCGTATCGCCCAGGCCACCGATGCGATGATCGATAGTATGGCGCGCATCCACATCTGGGCGGTCTATAAAATGTGCAGCCAGGCCACGCCGTGGCGCTTTCCGCATGCGGTATTTGCAGACGTTGCAATGGAGGCGAGGGCGGAGTTGACCAAGCGCCTTAAAAAAATGTGTGTACTGCTGTTCTGTTCTGATATGATTCGTGCATAGGCGGTATTCGCACGCCTGAACAAAAGCCCGCCTCTTCACTGACGCGGGCTTTTTGCATTGTGTTTTGCGGGCGTAGCTCAATGGTAGAGCGGGAGCCTTCCAAGCTTTCCACGCGGGTTCGATTCCCGTCGCCCGCTCCAGTTCTCGTCCCTTCCCTGGGCTTTAGCCGCTGACCGCTTCGTGCGGCAGCGGCCTTTTTATTTGAGGTTCACATGTTCGGTCTACTGAAATCCTTGGGCGGCCTCACCGCCGATGTGGTGCAGGTTGTCGCTGCACCTGTTGAGATGGTCGTCGACGTCGTGGCGGTCGCAGTCAAGCCTGTCGTCGAGGTGGCAAAGGAACTGGTCGCCGACGTCAAGAGCCTGAAGGACTGAGCATGTTCGATTTCGACTTCCGCCAGATGTTCATCACCATCGCCCTGCTGGGGGCGGTAATCGGTGGCGCCACGATTGCACTCGTGCTGCTGGCCTGGCCATGGCTGTGGGCGTTGGTCAAGCCGACGCTGCACGCCTGGACTGTGTGATATGAGCCCACGCCACTACCGAGACTTGATCATCCGCGCCAGCCAAGCCGGCGACATGCGCCGTATCGACCAGCTGGCCATGCAATTGGCCAAGGCCGAGGAGGCCCGCCGGCTGCTGCAGGCGCTTACACACTGTCCAGCCTGCGCCACCAGCGCGGCCGCCGGGCTGATGCCTGATGCCACCACCACATGAAAGGCTCGACCATGCACCAGAACGCTTTCCACACGGGCATCGAGTTTGCGCGCGCAGCAGTCAAGCACTTCAACCTGCCGGCCAGTACCTTGGCGGCGATGACGATGATTACTGGACCTGATGAAGTGTTTGGCTTGGCGATCAATATCGCACTGACCGCAGACGATCTGGCAGGTATCGCCGACCACATGGACGGGCGTACGCCGCCGGCAGTCGCGGCCCACGCGGTCGAGGAGGTGAGCATCAATGCTTGGGCAAACGAGCGCGACACGCTTCTGCAAGGTATGTCGTTCGATGCCTGGCTGTGTCACCACGCAGGCGTTGCACATGCCGCCGAGGTCATTGGCTTTGACGCCTGGATGCGCGAAAGAGCCGAGTGCGCGCATCAAGCAATGATGCGACACGCCCGCCGCGGCGGTCAGCTTTACGGCTATTGATGGGACGGCTAACCTCGCTTAAGCCGCGCTTGCAGCAGCAGGCCATGAGCCGCGCGCCTGTGATGCAGCCAGGCTCATGGCGCACCGATCAAACGAGCAGCACCAAGCGCGGCTATGGCTACGCTTGGCAGAAGGCCCGTGTCGGCTATTTGCGCAGCCACCCGCTGTGCGTGTACTGCCTGCGTGAGCCCGCTTATGCGGCGATCCGTGACATGGCACCCAGCACGGCCATTTTGCGCTGCGCCGAGTTGGGCCTGCCAACACCCACGGCCTCTGTGGTTGACCACATCGAGCCGCATCGTGGCGACCAGGCGCTGTTCTGGAATAAGGCCAACTGGCAGTCGCTTTGCAGCACGCACCACAGCGCAGACAAGCAGCGCGAAGAGGCGGCCCACCGGCACGGCGAATAGATGGCACTAAAGCAACATCAAGAAATGTTTCAAAAAGGAAATGTTTCATGCATGTCGAAATAGTAACATGCAAAAAAACATTTCAGAATAGAAACATTAGGGGAGGGGGGGCGAAAAGTTCCCGACCCCTCGCCGACCTAGACCGCGTCCTCTCCCACGCGCAGAATTTTTCCTTCATTGAGGATTTTGTTAATGGCTTTAACAGGCAAAAAGCGTGCGTTCGCCGATGCCGTTTTGGCCGGCCGCAGCAATAAGGATGCGGCGATCGTGGCCGGGTACAGTGCGGCCACGGCATCGGCCGCCGGCTCGCGTCTTGTTAAAGATCCGGCCGTGGCTGAGTACCTGAAGGCGGCACGCGCAAATGTCGCCCCTGGCGCACCGGCGGCGCTGCCGCCAGCTGCTCCACCGCCGCGCGCCACGTTCGATTTGAACCGCGCGCTGCAGCATACGGACCCGAAAACGTTCCTGATGGCGGCGATGAACGACATTGAGTTGGGCGAGAAGCTGCGCATCGATGCTGCGAAGGCCTTAATGCCCTTCGTGCACAAGAAGCCTGGGGAGATTGGCAAGAAAGAGGAAAAGCTGGACGCGGCGCAAAAGGCAGCCGGTGGCCGCTTCGGCGCGCCACCGGCCCCGCCCCGCCTGGTATCTGGCGGCGGTAAATGACCCCGTATCCGGAGTGGTCTACCGCCTGCCACGATTGGGAAACGCGTATTGTCGCCGGCCTGCCGCTGACGCCATGTGCGCCGCTTTATCCTGATCAGGCTGCTGCGGCCTGGGCGATTTTCTCCGAGCTGCGCATGGTGGATGCGCCCGGCAGCCCGAAGATGGGCGAGGTCGTCAAGCTTTGGGTGCGGGAGTTTGTAGAGGCCATCTTCGGCGCCTACAACTCCGAGACTGGGCGCCGGCTGATCAAGGAATTCATGCTCTTGATCAGCAAGAAAAACGGCAAGTCGACCATTGCGGCTGGGATCATGCTGACGGCTCTGCTGATGAACTGGCGCCTGGAGGGGGAGTACATCGTCCTGGCACCAACGAAGGAGATTGCAGACAACAGCTACAAGCCGATGGCGGCAATGATCAAGGCTGACGACGAATTGACAGTGATGCTGAAGGTGCAGGATCACATCCGCACCATAACGCACCTAACTACCAACGCCACGTTGAAGGTGGTGGCGGCCGATGGCGAGACGGTATCGGGCAAGAAAGCAATTGGGGTGTTTATCGACGAACTGTGGCTGTTCGGCAAAAACCCGCGCGCTGACGCCATGCTGCTGGAAGCGACTGGCGGCCTGGCCTCGCGGCCTGAAGGTTTCGTTATTTTCGCGACCACGCAATCGGACGACCCGCCAGCCGGCGCGTTCCTGTCACGATTGCTTTACGCACGCGGCGTGCGCGATGGGACGATACATGACCCAGCGTGTTACCCAATTTTGTATGAGTTTCCGGAGAGCATGCTCAAGGCAGGCGCGCATCGTGACGTACGCAACGCTTATGTGACGAATCCGAACATGGGCACATCGGTCGACGAGGAATTCATCGAGCGCGGCTTTCGCCAGGCGCAGGAAAAGGGAGAAGTGGAGTTCCGCGGCTTCCTGGCCAAGCACTTGAATGTGCAGATCGGCCTGGCGCTGATGTCAAACCGCTGGCCGGGCGCCGATTTTTGGGAGCAGCAGGGCCTGCGCCCTGCGCTGACCCTGGACGATCTGCTGGCGCGCAGCGAAGTGGCCACCATCGGCATCGATGGCGGCGGCCTGGACGACCTGCTGGGCCTGGCAGTGATCGGGCGCGAGCGTGAGACGCGCCGCTGGCTGCTGTGGACCAAGGCTTGGGCGCACCCCTCGGTGATGGAGCGGCGAAAAATCGAGGCGGCCCGCTTCGAAGACTTCGCCAAGCAGGGTGACCTGGTGCTGGTCGAGCGCATTGGCGAGGACGTGGAGCAGGTGGCGGCAGCCGTGCTGCAAGTGGAGCAATCCGGACTGCTCGACAAGGTCGGCTGCGACTCGGCCGGCATCGGTGCCATTCTCGATGCGATGGTCGAGGCTGGCGTGCCGCAGGAAAAAATCGTCGCTATCTCGCAGGGATGGCGCCTCGGCGGCGCCATCAAGACCACCGAGCGCAAGCTCGCCGAGGGCGTGATCGAGCACGGCGGCCAGCCGATGATGGCCTGGTGCGTGGGCAATGCCAAGGTAGAGCCGAGAGGCAACGCCACTTTGATTACCAAGCAGGCGTCCGGGTCGGCCAAGATCGACCCGCTGATGGCGACATTTGACGCCGTCTCCCTGATGGAACTGAATCCGCCGGCGCAAGGTGGCTCGGTGTACGAATCGCGCGGCATAAGGACTGTATAACCCATGAGCTTTTTAGATTTCTTCCGGCCAACTCCAGCGCCGGAGGCACAGTCACGTCCGGCCGATATTGAAGTGGCGGCTGTGCCGGTCGCGGCAGCGCCGGCGGCGCCCAGCGTCCAGGCATCGACCGGCCATCTGTTTGCCGGCCTGGACGATCCTGACTTACTGGCCTTCATGCGCACCGGTAGCGGAACTGCGTCGGGCGCCTACGTCAATGCGTCGAAGGCGCTGCAGAACATGGCCCTGTTGCGCTGCGTCACGCTGATCTCTGAATCGATCGGCATGCTGCCGCTCAACCTGGTCGAGCGCGGCGACGAAAAGCGCTATGCCACCGAGCACCCGCTGTACGACATTTTGAAAGCCAAGCCGAACGGTTGGCAGACCGCCTATGAATTCAAGGCGCTGATGCAGCTGCGCGTGATGATGCATGGCAATGCCTATGCGCGCGTGATTTGGTCGCGTGGCCAGGTGCTGCACCTGATCCCGATGTGTCCCAAGCGTGTGAAAGCCGAGCTGGACGATAGCTGGAACATGGTCTACACCTATACGCGCAAGGATGGCAGCCAGATCCCCTTGAAAGCGGAAGAAGTGTTTCACCTGCGCGATTTGTCCGAGGATGGCGTGGTGGGTCTGTCCCGCGTGCGCCTGGCGCATGAG